AGAAATCCATATCGCTTATTGCGAGGGTAGGAGGTAGGTCACATGGGCTCCACTGCTTCACTTATCGGTATCGCCGAAGGTGTTTCAGGCAGTGGGGTCCACCATGTTGTAGGAAGTCATGAGCCTATGACGTGGCGCCGTTGAAGAAACGGGTCTTGCAGTTGGCCGCTGCAAGTCAAGAGGGTTGCCAGATTTTGTAGAAACCCAGCCGTCGATCTGACTAGTCCCTGGAGGGAGCGTCGAGGCTTTGTATCGTCGTTTATCCAACATGTGTCATAGACTAACTTTGTGGTAGCTTCCGCGGGTGTTAGCTGTCTTCATCTTGGGATCGCCCATCTGGAAAGATAGGTGGGTCTTCCTGGGTACATCAAGAAAAGGGGGAGAAATCTCCCTGCCCTGTGATGTATTCTGATGAATGAACAGTGCTGATCATCCTCAACGGATACGCGTGCCCTGAGCATATGTCAAAGCACATCTTGGTTTCGTCTGTCCAACGAATAAAACAATACTCTTTGACAAGAGTGTCTCACCGCCCGAGGCAGATTCTTTTCCATTTCTCGTTGCGGCCCCTGGTAGGGCCAAGACATTTAAAGGTAGCGACACGCTAACAATGAGTGACAACAACAAGAAACACCGTAATCGGGAGGGGGCTGTTCCACCTTCAGGTAAAACTGAAGCAGTCCTAGCGGCAGAAGCATCTAGTAGTGGAAGCGCGGTCGAACGCGAAGGTCCGGAGTTTGAAAACTCTCGTGGAAAACATGCGCCACGTAGTCAAACCAAGACCGCCCCTGGCTCCAGGGGTCAAAAAGATTCGAAAGGGAGTTCCAATCCACCTCGAAGAAAGGGGACAAAGGCCAACAAGTCTCAGCAAGTAGCTGTTAAGGTCTTGCAGGAATCTCAACAGATCCTGGGTGAAGCTGATGGCATCCGGGAGGCTGCCCGACAAGAGGCCGAACAGGCCGATCCATCAGCCAACTCGTCTAAGGCCAAGAGCGCAGCCAAAGACGAAGAAGAACCGGGCGCTCCACCCCGTGGAGGGGAAACACTATTCTTGAATGAATCTGACATGGCCATTGCGGCATCCCTCGGAATCCGCAATATCCTACAGAAGAAGAACGAACCAAATGTGTCTCTGGACATCCTCATCACTCACGATCTGTTTGTTGATGGGCACGTGTCAGAACGCAGTGACGCTGATCCCGAGAAGGAATGCGTCACCTGGGACCGGGTGTACCTGGGTCCTTGCGGTTTGTCGCCTTTTGAATGGGTTTGGGTCCAAAACCAAGACCAGATCGACGTCTATGATTCATCTGCAATGGTATCGCAGGCAGTTAATGCGAACCTTCACATGCTGAAAATCCAAATGGACGAAGCCGTCGGAGGCTTCGTGCACTACCCTTTGAAGGCTTATAGCTACAAGGGACATTTGGTCGCCATCGTCCGGAAGCATCAAAAGAAGACTTTAGATGTGATGGCGCGAATCCCCGAATTTTCCTTTAAGACTCCTTGGGAGAAGGTGTCTGTACATGGAATGCAACGATTCAACTTTCATTGTCCTGGTTTCCTCGGGTCCGCCGCTCCGCGGGCTTGGAGTTCTTTTAATGTGACCAAGCTGACTCCGATCTTCAAGGGATTGGACCAGCTGGGACTGGGAAAGTTGGTTCAGAACAAGCTGTGGGTGTTTTTGCCCCAGCTTGATGCATTCGTTGCTTCTTTCCTTCATAAGAACGCTACAGGTACCTCCATTGCTTGGACTTATCATGGATTCCGGGAACTTCTTGATCAAGGACCGATAAAGCGCTGGCGCAAAATCGATCCTGCCAGGTTCGTGGACTATCAGGCGTTGGCCTGGGTCCACTTCCATTCAGTCCTGTCCGAACGACGAGCTAGAGCCGCGATCGGATTCCGCATAGGATTGCAAGACGAATGGGCGACCCGGCAAACCTTTGACTCCTTGGGAACACCCGGTCAAGGGACTTGGTCATCATGGTTTTCGGACAACAGCCACATTATCATCCCAGTTGTGGGAATTGTGGCTTTGTTGGCTATAAGGAAAAGTGGATTCAAGTTGCGCCTTCCAATAGGAAGGGCTCAAATATCCGAATGGTCGCCCACCGGGGCGGCTCTCTGGAATGGTATCAAAGAGAGGTTTTCGTCTCTCGGCCGTTCTTCAGAAGAGCAGTCGGAAGGATGGTCAGAATCACTAGGCAGTGTTTTCACTGTTGCACGCACCCATGTCAAAGCGGTAGCGGAAAGTGTTTCTGGCAATTATTCGTTCGACTCCATTCGGGACCAAACATGTCTGTTGACGCATTCAATGTGCGCATGGTTGAAGCAGAAGTCTTCAGACTGTTTGGAGGTGGAACCTCCGGACTTAGGGTTCCTCCTTGATCGCGGAAAACAAATGCTAACGAATTCAGCGTCAACATGTTTCCAAGCACTCGAGCGCTTCGGTGAGTCTGAAGCTGGCCACTTGGTCAGAGCAACTGCCGGAGCTGTCTATCGCCATTTCGAAGGTTTGGTCGGGTTCTTTTCTTGGGAGATATGTATGGACAGCTTGATAATTGCACCAATTTTGGAGGAATTTGTCAAGCACAGTGAGACAGTTAGGAATAACCGGTATGTGGGCTGGTATTCCAAATATCTCGAAGAGATTGAATTCGTCAAGTATGTGTTTTTGGACGGGCATCCGGTTATCACTCGTGCTTTCCCTTATGTTATGCACAAGATTGCTCGTACAATGCCACTGCGTTATGCCATACCGTTTCATGCATTCTTCAATGTTTGGGCACTGTCAACTCAATGGGTAGCTGGAATGAAGCTAGGTTCTTTCTGGTATTTTTCCATGTTCTACTGGTTGTTGCTGCTGTCCAAGACTGCTCAGGAGATTTGGGATGAGTCCCGTCTTGCTTGGGCACGCAATGAAACACCGGTTGACGTGGGATTCGTTCCGACTCCAGAAGACCAAATGTCTTTTGACGGTTGCGAGGCCTCTCGCCATTCTGTTCCCGAATTCGAATTTGGGTGTCGCACTGTCTTCATTGATGGTGTTGAACAGACAGAGGAATCGTTGCAGGCTTTCTGGAGACGCGCACAGCTCACCTGGCCTTGCCCCGAAAAGGGTAATGCCAAGGGTGTGTGGCTGTTGCTTGGAACTGGCGTACCACTATTCCGCCCTCTAAATACCCCACTATCGAAATTGTCTATAACCTTCAAGTATTTCAAGAAAGTTCCTTGTGCCAGGCAGCAAAAAGAAACCTGGGACGAGAAAAGATGGGTTTTAGCCCCGCTTGTTAATGCTGTCCGCGTAGGTTGCCGTCGAGCCGACGTCACTGGTCTTTTTGACGATGCTCTCCTGCAAAACTTTTTGGACCATTTGGTTGGCCAAAAGAGGAGAGACGTCGTGGATCTTCTTGACGCCGGTATCAGCGTCGGAGTCACTTACAAGACCCCCTCGGCTGCTCCTGCGATGCCTAAGGTCGATGAGACCCTCATGAAGGGAGACCCTGAGGACTTGTACCCGCGCAATATAGACAATCTCAGTCGTTTTAATGCTGAAATCGGACCTCACCTATATGGGAGCGTCATCGCAAAGATCTTCGATGGATTCACCAGTTTCAAAATGGAAATTGGCGGAGAAATGTGGGATGTTTATCTCTACATTGCCAAATCGTTCGACCCCGATCGGTTGGCCGAGCTCTACGAATTCAATCTCGGAAGCAGAGGAATCATGATCTTTGTTTCTGGCGATGACGGACTTATTCGTGTGGGAAATCTAGCTCTTGAGACCGACCTTCGCTGTTGCGACAGAACCATGGGTGACGGCCCTCTCAACGTTGAGAGGCAGATCCTTTGGGAAGCCCGCATGGCCCTTAGCCATGTCCGGGTGTTGCAACGTCTTGATGAAATGTTTGTCATCATCCAAGTGAAGGACTATAAGATAGAGATCCGATTCTCTGATGACCCATTGCGACCAATGGGAGGAAGGAAGACAGGCAGTCCACACACCAGTCTCGGCAACAGTATTTGTGTTGCCGCTGCCATACTCCTGGTGTTTGCTGACACGCTCATGGACCCTGACCAACTATCTGCGGGATTTGCCCGGATAGGTCTATCGGTCAAAGTCTCTGTTTTCAAAGTGTTCCAGGGCTCGACCTGGGCAGGCATCTGTCCCACCTTCCTAAAGACACGACCCATGATAGCACAAGACGGATCGACACGTTTCGTGCTGCTGCCTTCAAGACTGATCAAGGTTCTTGCTATGAAAAGAAGCCTGGTAAAAGTGTTCAAGCCACAGCTGAGAGGCGTGGCTGCTTGCGATAAGAGACACAAGGCCAGGATCATTGGTCTGGCAGTATTAAGAGCACAACTGGAGCATTTTGATCTTGACCGGTTTTGCTTCCTGATTTCATGGATGCTTCCTCAGCCCAAACGGCATCTCGACTGCACGTTCGAATTCCCGCATTGGTTCACTCCCCTGGAACAGGGGAAAACAAAGCGCGAGTGCAGCTGGGAGTCCTTTTTGGCATTCAGCAGAAAACGATACGACATCGG